GCGCTCTGCGAGCATCTTAGGGGCACGCTTCCGCGTGGTCAATACCTTGGGCAGGGGAACCTTGTCCAACGCCTCATGGAGAGCGTCGATGTCCTTGTCCTCCCCGAGGTTCCACAGGATCAGTCCCTCTAGGGCGCTGAGTCTGGCGCTGAACTCCCGTGAGTCGCCCCTCAGAATCTCCGCTACCACGGTGGGGTACCGGAACAGAGACTCGTCACAAGTCAGCAGTACGATCTTACGTACCTCTCTGGAGTCATCGAACAGTTCATCATCATTAGGCATACCGTCAATAAGCCACTGCAATACTGCGTTGTCGGTACGCATCTCTACGCCCTCAACCAGTGATGCCTGCACCTTGTTGGTGCAGAACAGAGCCGCTGGGAAGTCCACCTGACCCTCAGGTGTCTGGTAGAACCTGTCTATGATCTCCTTAATGCTCTCGGCAGAGAAGCCCTGCTTCAGCCTACGAGAGAACAAGACATTGAGTTTGACCTTGTCCTCGTCGTTGCACCTCTGACTCATTCGCATGTTCCTGTGATATGCGAAGTAGTTGGTCAGGTCACGAACTGGCTTGCTCACATACGTGCGGTACTGTGTAGGCACTTCGTCCCACTCCTCTGGTTGTTTGTCTGGGTCGGCTCCGAATACTGGCATTTACTTCTCAGGACTCACCACCAGAGAGTGCCCGAAGCATCCACACGCGAGCCTCAGCGATCTTTACGTATGCCATCTCAGCGGCAAACCCCGTCGGCCTCTGGGAGTAGAAGTCATCAACGAGAGTAAGAACAGCGTTCATGGCTGGAAACACCTTGTCAGGTGCCGGTTCCTTGGTTTCCTCAATGACCGCTACCTCTACGGTCTCTTCGGTTTCACCCTCAGGAAACAACTCTGCGATGATGCTCGCCTTAGTGGTGGACTGGCAACCCATGCGCTGTCCGTACCGCTTGACCACGAAAGCCGTAGCGCTCTCCAGTTCCTCACGGGTCATGGGAGTGACCGGCTCGTCGTCTTCCTCGTCCTCAACCACCTCATCAGAGGGTTCCTCTACGACACCTGAGATAGGGCAAAGACCGTTGCTCAACTCCAGCACCGTGGCAGTGGGGGCGTGGTCGAACACGTAGTGGAGAGCGTCCTCAATGTCATCGTCCCACAGCACCAGCACTTTGCCGGTGAGGTTCTCCACCATGTGGCTCAATGGGTCCTTGACCTTCATGACGGTGCCCTGCCTGTCGCGGACACTGCTGTGGACGGTCTGGCCCTCCGTGTAGTAGACGGTGAAGTCCATCTCCTTGTCGAAGACGTACTTGTACACGGCCTGCACAGAACCGGGGATGTCCTTGCCTGCCCACGCTAGGGCGATGCTGTCGCCCTCCTTGATCACGTCGTTGAGGCTCGCGGTGACGGCTTCGGCAGAGCACTCTCCGAGGCCGATGACGATGTGTGTAGCCATTGCTGCTCCTTGTTGGTTGGCGGGGGAGCAACCGTATCAGGCTAGTGGGGGCCTCGTCAAGTACAGGGGGCGGCGTTGTAATCCGTGCCCGGATCTGCGTACGGAGTAGAAGAGTAGGAATACGACTCAGAGTAACTGATGTAATCGTAGTTGTTATCGGTGTTATAAACACCGCGATCATAACCACTAATAATGGCGTGAGCAGTACACGAAGTACCGACAACTGTAGGAGCATCTGCGGTCCAGATAACGTAGCCATCAACAGTGGCGTGCCCACCAGTAGCCGTGGTGTCAGACGCACTGCGGAACTTCCAGAACGAGTTATAGTAGTTGTCCAGAGCAGACATACCGGGAACGGTGTTGTAGTTGACAATACTGTAATAATCCTGCAAGTTAATGGGTAACGTCTTTTTAAAGAACGAACCAAGAATAGATCTTGTTCTACCGAAATCCTCGGTGTAAACAGATACTGATTGGAAGGGGACTCCGCTATTAACCCCGACTAGGTTGTCACCTTGGTTCGACCACTGGAAGTCACCAGTCCTGTTTCCATCTGGATTAGACAGCCAGCCTCCTCGGGAGTATGACCCATCAAAGTATTCCCCAATACGATTACGCTCCGCCAAGAGATACTTAAGTTGATAACTGTCTACAGACTCAAGATCAACTAACACCTCAATAATTGCAGGCGTATAACCATCGACAGCGAGTTCACCTAGATTGTCTGTAGCAGTTACTTGTGCGGCTACAGAATCACCCGCTTTAGTTAAACCGTCAGACCAACCAATAACTAAGCCACTTTTAGTGGTCAGTCTGACCCAACGCATTGCTTCTGTACCAATAATACTGTGGACAGAGAACGTAACTTGGTCACCCTCTCTGACCGGTACTGGGCTGTTGAGTCGTAGCAACATGTGTGTGACGCCCGCGTCTACACCAGTACCATTTGGTGTGTAGGTTAATGTAGTGTCAGCGAACGCTGAATATGGGCTGTACGTGTAAGTATTAAAAGCGGCATAGTTATCAGCGTATATACCGTAACCGTTTACTCCGAACTGTATGTTTCCGTCTTTCTCATACGCGACAATGTAATCACCGACATCGACAGGGATTCCCTCAAACGTAGAGGCTGAGGCTGCTGTCCAATACATTCCCGGTAGGTACGCTTCGCCATCCAGCGCAGACGGGTAGGTGGACTCGTCTCCCGATACGTACGTCGTTGGGTCGTAGGAACCACGGTTAATGGACGGACGGGTCTCCTCACACTCATGTGCGGGGCGATCCTCAAATAGACCCGTGGCGTTGAGCGGGTCCGACATGTAGTTGACTCGTTGAGCGAAGAACGAGATCTCTCGGGCGTCTTGATCGATGTCGACATCGCACGCCGCTAACGCACGTCCGTAGGTCTCTGTACCGCTAAGCGTGCCTTTAGAGCGACGCATGTAACCCACGTCATCAAGTAGCGCCCGCAACCGGTCTGGGTTGATGTAGTTAGTGCGGTAACCGATTCCAACCGTGGCCGCTATCGCGTTAAGTGTCTCGGTATTAGATTCAGCGGGATCTCTGGAGATCATCAAGTAATCAATAATCGTTCGTAACCTGTCTATCTCGTATCCAAAGATAGACAAAAACTTGTAGAGAGGACCCACCTTGTTACCGACTGGTAACGCCCCCAACTCAGTGGCTGCGTAATCAGAGTTAGGATCTACTAGTTCACCTTGTCGTGCATCGAGATCGCGGTAGTACTGTGGAACTCTTTCCCACAGATAATTAACTGACTGGTAGTTACGGGGAACGAGTACCTCAATGCTTGCTACCTTCTCATAGAAGTCGGTTCCCACAGTATTTTGGTACCTAACAAACAGCGTGTAGTACGCCCACTGCCCCTGCGGTAAGTTCAAATGCTCGTAGTCGAACACGTCAGCAGACTGCGTGAGGACGTTACCCGAAGCGATAGTCTCGGGTGCCCCTATTGGGGAGTACACGAGCACCGACTGTGTCGCTACCGTATCCACTCCGACGGTATCAACTAAAGGCATTTCCCAGCGAAGAGACACAACACCATACGCAGGGGAGGTGGCCTCAATAAAACTCTCTACGAATTCGTTGGGAGCGATTTGGTAGTTATTAGACTTTAGGTACTGGTCGGGGTCTCTAGCGTCGTCGTACACCCACGGGACTGAGGCGGCATTGCCAGCAGAAGCGGCAGTGTTGTAGGTGTCTACGTCGTAACGTACGTAGGAACCCCTGTCAACGACAGAGCGCCTAAGGGTGAAGGATACTAAGGCCATTACGTGCTGGTAATACCACCGACAACAGTAACGGTAATATTGCCCTTCTTGGGAATACTCGTGCTGTCGACCGTGATATTGGTCTCAACGGCGGAACCACCCTGCTCATCAAACAGGGTTACGTTGGCGTAGTCAACTCCGTACTGGTTAATAATGGTTCGATATATCTTGCCTAGAGACAGTTTATGACCAAATGATACTGCGTCAAACCTGAATAGGTTGTCAAGTGCCTCCTCTACAGCAGTCTCTACGAACGAAGCCACAGCAGTCTCGGTCACGTACACAGTCACGGCTATGTCTATTGGGGTCCATGTGACTGTGGGGGCCGCAACCACGTCGACGCCCAGCAGCGCATACGGCTGAATGAAACTGACAACGGCAGACTGTGTGTCACTGCTAACAGTTTGAGAGGTATCGGTCGTCGTCAGATAGTCATGTGCGCGGTTCACCTGTGCGTAAACGGTCACGCTTGCGTTACCAGCCGACGCGCCACCTGCGGGGTTGGGGGTGTACTCAATAGCGGCCTTCGACACACCGTCAACACCCAGAGCGAGGTTAACGAAGTCGCTCTCGGTAACTGCTCGGTTCTGCGCTGTAGCCAGTGCTGGGATGGAGGACTTCATCGACACGATGCTTTCCTCGTTCACACCGCCCGTAAACGCGGTCGAAGAAGTAATAATAATGCCTGCGGGCGTAGTGTCTCTAAAAGCGGTAATCGAATTAGCAGGTAGGTTACCAGCAGCACCACTAGAGTAGGCGTAGACAGCGGTGATCGTTGATCCTGAGGGCGGAATGAAACCCCTGACGTTCGTGCCGAACACCACCTCAGTGAGATTGTCAGCAGTAGTTCTCAGCGTGTAGACGCGATCCCCAGAAGCGGCGTTTGATAAGCGCGTAACACGTCGGTATTCCGTGGGGGTAATGCCGTCCTCGTACACAGTAATAACGGCTGAGTCGTGGACGACTTCCTCGTTAATTAACGTGTATCGCTGTCCTGACAGCCCGTTAGCCGCGCTGGTCAGCGTCTCAGCAGGTGACACCACGATGGTGCCTTCTCGCACAGTCGCAGTAATGCTGCTGTTTGCTGGGACTGTGTAGGTAGTAGGGATGTACGCCTGATACGTACGGTTGTCATATCTAGCAATAAGGCGGGTGTGCCTAGGTATGGCCACACCGACATCGCTGCTGTTGGACAGCACTACGGTGGCTTGGGCGCTTGTTCGTCCACCCGGCTCGTAGTCAAGAAGGTTAGCAAACGCAAGTACAGACTCACGCTGAGTAGCCGTAGGAAGGGTGGACTCCCCAGCAGCCCTATCAACGTAGTAGTGAATAACGTCACCCATGCTGGCCCATAGGTCAACAAGTACCATGCCAAAGTCGGAGGGGTCGCGGTCAGTCCACTCAGGGGCCACCCTAGCGGCACGCGCTAGAAGGTCGGTCTTAATGGTGCTGTAGTCTCTACTTGAGTAGTCGAAGGCCATTAGAGAGGACTCTCCTCTGTTAGTGACTCGGTTATCGTAAACGTGAGAGTCTTAACTGGGCTAAGCGGTAAAGCATAGTACACAAAGACTTGAGCAACGCTCTCGTCGATGGGGTCCTGCCGTACCCTGATGTCGTGAATAGTTACGCCACTAACGCGCCTATGCACTTCACCAATAGCATCCAGTTTAAAATCGGACTCTATTAATTCATCTATGGATTCAAATAGTAATCCCCGTATGCCTGCTCCGTAGTTAGGTACACCATACCGCTCGTAGGGGCTGGTGGTTAGTACATCAATAATCTTCTGTCTAGCAATAGCATCATAGTCAGTTGTTGCCGCTACTTTCCCTCCAGAGAACCTGAAGGGGACAGATATGTTCTTCATTTTTTACCTCAGCCAAACATAGCGGCGAAGGTCTTGGGGCCGACTACGCCATCGACCGTAAGACCGTTGGCCTTCTGCCACTCCTTGACACGGCGCTCGGTACCGGGGCCGAACCAGCCGTCCGGCTTAGCCCCGATCTTCTCCTGCACCTTAATCACGTGCTCACCACGGCTACCTCGTCGCAGGTTGCCGGGGAACTCAGGCTTAGCGCCGCCACCGATCTTGGTAGAGGCAACCGGCTCGGGGGCAGGTTCGGAGGGCTTACAGATGCAATTCTTGGCGTGCTTCTCGGAGCCGGGACCCCAAATGCCATC